TGACGTGGTGGAGGCATCCGATGCACAGGCACCATGCTCAAAAATGGCCGGGTAAAGGTCAATAAGCGGTGCAAGAACCTTATACAAGAGTTCGGGCTGTACGTGTGGGATGAAGAATCCAACAGCGATAGGCCAATAAAGGAAAACGATCACGCAATGGACGCATTACGATATATGTGCTATACGATACTTCGCCGGAAGGGGTGGTAAATCATGACTATGTGGTTGCGTATCCGGGAGTGGGTACGAAAACTATTTGGTATCCGCCCTGAGATGGGCGATAACGAGCTACAGCGGGCCGAAATGGACGCTATGCGCTATTTCGATATCCAGAAAGAGAACATTACGGCAATTGTGGCCAGTAGTATTTCCACGCTGGCGTTTGGCGATGCTGACGCTACTGTTGTTGCCGAAAATGAGACCGTGACAGATTCGCCCCGGCTGGAATTGCTTGGCAATGTGCTGAAGGACGAGATGTTCAGCGCGAAGCGCAATATTGCGGCGGCTCTGGGCGTGGGCATGATTGCCACGATTCCGTACAGCGTGGACGCTGGCATGGGCCGCAAAATATACACGGCGACAGTTACCAAAGATCGGTTTTACATCACGGGAATGCAGGGCGACGATATTACATCGTGCGTGGTAATTGCCGATATGATGCAGATGGAGAAAGACACCTATTTCAGGTGGACGGATTACGCGGTGGAGAACGGCGTGTATATCATCCGCAATAAGGCAACGAAAAACGGCGACGAAATCCCCCTGACATCCGTTGACAGGTGGGCGCAGATTGAGCCGGAAATCAGGATTGCGGGCGTTGACAGGCTCCCTATCGGCATATTCAGGTGCCCGACAGCTAACCGTCGCCCGGACGATGTGGCGGGTGTGCCTATCACGTTCGGGTGTGATGCTACACTTGACAAAATCGCAAAGACGCTGGCAGATATTGAAACCGAATTTGAGCGGAAAAAGGCCAAAGTGTTTGTGGATAGAAGCCTGATCAAAACAGACTACGACGAAAATGGCAACGCCATCAAAAATGACTTCTCCGATTCGCTTTATGTGAAGTTTGAGAACAATGACAAAATGGCGGTTGACATCTTCGACCCGGCCCTGCGCGAGTCCAGCTATTACACCAAACTCCTCCAGCATTTCGCGTTTCTGGAGAAGGAAATCGGCGTTTCTCGCGGCATCCTGACCGACAGCGAGAGTAAGAACGCGACAGCTACAGAGATTCGGAGGGCGATGTATCAGACGTTTTGCCTGTTGGACGACGTACACGGCGAATTTGAGCGTTACATGAATGGCCTGATGTATGGCGTTAATGTGCTGTGTAACTTCTACGGGCTGGACGTGGAGACTCCGTACAAGATCAAATACGATTGGTCGTATGCACTACTGGAGGATACGCAGAGCACTTTTAACCAGATGATGCAGGCCCTTTCCGTGGGCGCAGAGCGGCCCGCAGAGGTGCGTATGTTCCTGCACCCGGACGAGGATTTGGAAGAGGCGCAAGCTGTGATAGACGAGATCAAACAGCAGTCCTTGCTTGCGGCTGAGCTGATAGGCCAGAGCGCGAACGATACAGAGCCGGAGGACTAATCCCATGCCCAGCGACGACACCATCCGAAACATCACCGACCGCATGGCCAAGCGAATGTCCGACGTGGAGACGCTGGTATTGCGGAAGATCGGAGCGCGAATAAAGCAAGTCAAGGAGCTGTTACCCTCCGACGCAAGCGCAATTGCAAAACTGCGCGACGTGGGCGGCGATGTGGCCGAGATCAATAACTATCTAATGCGCCAGACCGAGCTAAACGCAGCTGAGTTGCAAGAATTATACCGGGAAGCGGCAGAAGAAAACTTGTTTTTCGCCAAACGCTTCTACGACGTGCAGAATATCCCGTTTATTCCGTATGCTGACAATAGGCCCTTACAGCGAATAGTGGAGGCGCAAGCCCGGATCACGGGCGGCACGTTTGAGAACTTATCCAAAACAACTGTTGTAAATGCTGGTGGGCTTGACCGCAGGGATATATTCCTGCCCATTCGGCGGGCATACATTAAAGTGGTGGACGACAGTATACAGGCAGTTTCAACGGGTCTAAACGACTATAACAAGGCCACACACAGCATTGTATCGGCTATGGCACTGAGCGGCTTGCAAACCGTGGAATACGCCACAGGCCGCAAACGGCGGCTTGATTCAGCGGTGCGTCAGAATATCGTGGACGGCGTGCGGGCCGTGAATTTCGGCGTAGATCAGCAAATCGGCGAGGAGATCGGCGCGAACGGCTACGAGCTATCCGCGCACATGACCTGTGCGCCGGATCACCTGCCCATGCAGGGACGGCAATTCTCACAACTCGAATTTGACAAACTGCAATCCGAGCAGGAATCAACAGACTATCAGGGCCACGTCTACGTGGCAATCAAGCGGCCCTTCATGCAATGGAATTGCCGACATTTCGCCCGCTCTTGCCTACTGGGCGTAGATAAGCCTGTCTGGAGCGACGAGGCGTTAGAAAAGCTAAAAGAGGACAACGAAACCAAGATTGACATAAACGGCGCACAGTACACGCCTTATGAGGCATCACAGCTTATGAGGCGTGTAGAGACGTACATACGCAAGGCCAAGAACGAGACCGTGGCGTTTGAAGCGTCGGGCGATACCAACAGCGCAACAACGGCCCGAGCGAAGGTAACGAGTCTTACAAGTGCATACGAGCAGATCGCGAAACAGGCGAATATGAGAATGAAATACGCCCGGATACGAGTACCGGGGTATAGGTGAAAGATACAACTGAGGGCGGCTATTGCCGCTCTTTTTTTGTATAAAAATGCCCGGAATGGCGAGAAACTATCAAGCCGAGCGGAAAGAACCGCGAGAAAAAACTGAAAGGCGAGAAAGGAAAGCATGACCCGAAACGACATTATCAAGATTTTCCCCGAGGCGACGGAAGAACAGCTTAAGCCCCTGCTGGACATCAATTCAGCGGACATCGGCAAGGCCCTCGCCAAACAGCAGACCGATACCGAGACGCTGACCAGCCAGCTTGAAGAAGCCAAAGCGACTATTTCCAAGCTGGAAAAGGCCAGTACCGACGCTGAAACCATGCGGACGGAGCTGGAGAAATACCGCGCAGACGAGGCGAAGCGGCAGGAAGCCGAAAAGGCGGCGGCGGCTGAAGCTGGACTGTCCACACGTTTCCAGACCGTGGCAGAGAAGACGCAGTTTGTCAATGATTATACCAAAGACGCGGTGTATTCGCAGTTCAAGGCTGCTCTGGCCGATGAAGCGAACGCGGGCAAGGGCGACGCTGAAATTTTCGCCGCGCTGGTAACGGGCAAAGAGGGAATCACGAAGAACCCGAATCCCGGCATCAATATCGACGGCCCCGGCAGGATTGATAATGCCGTGCTGACTACCGAGGCATACAAGGCCCTGCCGCTCACCGAGAAAATGGCGTGGGCAAATGCCAACCCCGAAGCATACGCAAAAATGAGCGCATTGCTCAAAGCTGAAAAATGAAAGGATGAATAACTAATGGCGAGTGTTTTTGATAGCAAGTATTTCAACCCCGAGGTTTTCGGGCAGTATGTCGATACTGTCCCCCGCGTGAAGCAGAACGCCTTCCTGAGTGCTGGTATTCTGCGGCCACGTAACGATCTTCGCACCATGCTGACCGACCAGACTGGTGGCAACTTCATTTCCGTTCCCATGACTGGCCTGCTGGGCGGCGCGCCCGTCAACTATGACGGCGGAACTGACATCACCGCCACTTCCCTGGGAACCTTCCTCCAGTCCATGATCGTGGTGGGCCGTGCCAAAGCGTGGATGGAGCACGATTTCTCCGAGGACATCACCGGACACGATTTCATGGCGGAAATTGCCCGTCAGGTTGCGAACTACTGGGACGATATCGACAACGCCACTATTCTGTCTATCCTCAAGGGCATTTTCGGTGTGACTGTCAATAATTTCAGTACCGATCACACGCTGGACATTTCCGGCGGTACTGGTGCCGCCGCCAATGTGTCCGCCACCACGCTGAACAGCGCGATCCAGAAGGCGGCGGGCGACAACAAGAACATCTTCACAATGGCCATTATGCATTCTGCTGTGGCTACCAATCTGGAGAACCTTCAGGTGCTGGAATACTTCAAGAGCGAGAGCAACGGCGTGCAGCGCGACACCAGCCTCGCTACGTGGAATGGCCGCACCGTGCTGATTGACGACGAGGGCACTTCTGCCACTACCGGAAGCGGCGAATCTGCCGTCACCACCTACACCACCTATCTGCTGGGTCAGGGCGCGTTTGACTACTGCGATTGCGGCGCACGTGTGCCCTACGAGATGTGGCGTGATCCCAAGACCCACGGCGGTCAGGAGTATCTGTACACCCGCCAGCGCAAGCTGTTCGCGCCGCGTGGCTTCTCTTTCGTCCAGCCCACGACTGCCATTGTGTCGCCTACCGACGCTCAGCTTGAGACTGCGGCCCGCTGGACTGTGGTCAAGGATACCGCCGGAACTGGCTTCTACGACAGCAAGGCGATCCCGATTGCCCGGATCATCTCCAAGGGCTAATCACCCTGTTCCCCGTCCCTGCCATTACGGCGGGGGCGGGCTTTTTGCGAGGTGATTATATATGTATTTGTGTTTCGACGAGTATTCCCAGATGGGCGGAACGCTGACGGCATTTGAATACCCGAGGGCGTACCATCGCGCGGAGGCCGAATTTGACCGCCGCACGTTCGACCGATACAAGGGCGTGGAGACGTTCCCGGACAAGGGCAAATGGTGCTTGTTCGAGCTGGTGGAAACTATCGGCTCGGGTATCAAGTTGTACGAGGGCGGCGATGGTCACGGACCTGTCACATCTGCCAGCAATGATGGCGTTTCAGAGAGCTACAGCACGTCCAGCGCGTCCGAATGGCAGAGCGTGGTGCTCCCGGCCCGACTCGCGCAAATCGTTAATGTGTACATGGACAACGAGCCGATAAACGGGCGCAACGCCACATATAGGGGGATGGCATAATGGCATACTCCAGATGGTGGTCGGATACCGTAACGGTTCACCACAAAACCATGTCCAACGGGCGGGCCGTATGGGAGCCTGCGACCTATACAGGCGCGTATTTCAGACGGCCCACGTCCACCAGCAAAAACACAGACTACGATAAGCAGGGCGGCATGGCATTCTGTCGCTTCCGCGTCCCTGCGCCCACGATCAGCCGGGGCGACATTGTGACGCTGGGGGAGGATGGGAGCGAGATAAACGAATATGTTGCTGGATTGCGCTCCTCTGACTATCTCACAGCCCATGAAGGCGCGTGTTTTGTGGTGGAAGACATCAGAGACAATACTCACAATAACACGCCCTGCCCGCACCTGTACGCAGGAGGCCGATAGTATGAGCGTGATATGCAAGGTAAATGAGGCTGATTTGGGGCGCATTGCGGCTAAAATCAGTAGCCTGTTCGGCGACCCAACGCGCTTGTACATCCACCAAAGGCTTGCGGCGTACTTAGACCCGTATATCCCAAAAGAAACAGGTACGCTTGCCCAGACCAATAGAGCGACCCCGAAATATCTGGAGTATTCACAGCCGTATGCCCATTATCAGTATACGGGAATTGTGTACGGCCCAAACATCCCGATAAAGGACGAGGCCGGGAATGTGGTGGGCTGGTTCTCTACTCCCAAAAAGCATCCTACCGGGCGATTCCTGACGTACAGTCATGAGGTCAATCAAAACGCTGGCCCCTTGTGGGATGTGCGGGCAATGGCAGAGCATTCCAAAGATTTCGCGGGCGATATACAACGCTATATAGCGGCCCGGTTTAATGGAGGTGGCGTGTAATGGTCAAAGCGGAAACCATACTGGCGTATCTGCTGTCATGCCCTGCGGTTAAGGAGCTGTATTTCCAATACGCTGGAGACGCGCACGACGGCACACAGGCCATTTCCACGTCTGTGATTGATAGGGCGCGAAATAATGGCTATATCGACGGGAGCGTGCCCCGCGAAGCAGATTTTGTATTCACGTGGTTCAAGGAGCTGTCTTCTCTCCCTGTCCTGACTGACCCGCAATTCAGCGAGACGGAGAAAAACGCGGCTGATTTGGACGACGTTTCGGCGATAATCGACTGGATCAACCACCAAAACCACGCCGGGAACGTGCCCGATTTGGGGCCGAACTGCGTTACCGACAGCATCTATTGCCTATCAGATACCGCCAAACTGGACGGTGTGGATCTTAACGGCCCGCGTCCATTGGGCCGATACAGATTCACAATCCGGATTGAGTATGTGGACTACACTTTTGCGATCTAAAAAATGAGAGGATGATCATAAATGGCATACACTATCGCTATGGACGCTGACAAGCGTGCGGAACGGAAAACTCTTATCCACGTCGCTACGTGGACTGAGGGCACAGCTACTAAGGCGGCGATTCTGGGCAAGCGCACCGAGGACTCCAGTATTGAGTTCAACGCGGACATCGACACCACTACCGATATTCTGGGCATCAATTATACTGATGTGAATAAGACCCAGCCCCAGCAGAGTTTCGATCCTGCCTATATTATCGGCGGCGATGACCTGATGGCCTACCTGAACGAGCAGGCCCTCGGCAACAACATCAACGGCTACAACGGCACTTTTGATGTGTATATCGTTGCGGCATACCTGACCGAAACCTCTGGTACGGGCACTACTACCACCAAGTATCGCACTTTCAAGCACTCTGGATGCTCCATCATTCCCGACAGCATCGGCGGCGACGCTTTTGTGTCTATGCCCTATAACGTGTACTACTCCAATAACATCACCAAGGGTTATGTGACCGACATCTCCCGTACCGCTCTTCTGGGCATCGCCGAGGGCTTTACTGCGGACACCTGATAGGCATAAGGGCGGGGTTCACCCCCGCCCTTACTCTGGATTTATAGGAGGTAACTATGGCAGAGAGTTTGAGTTTCGGACGTTCGCATATCCGGCATTTCGCGGTGGACGACGACGAAAACCATGTGATCAATATTGACACTACCGACACGGGCATTCTGGCCCGCTGGAATCAGGTGGAGAAGGGTCTGTCGGATACGCTTGCGGAAATCGAAACCCTGCGCGACACTCCCGGCGAGACGGACAACGAGAAGGCCATGAATATGTCGGTTCGGTTCGCGGA